TTGGATCTCCTTAAGTTGTTCGTTTAGTGTTTTCATACGCTTACAAAAGTTAAATAGTGTTAATAAAAAAAAGGAAAGCCAAATATAACAACTAAAACCCTGTTGAACAAGGAAATAGTTGTTAATGTGGCTAAATTAATAAAATAAAAACTACGGGTACAGTATCATAATTTGACAAGTATCTGTTCAATATAATTTCCAGTGTCATCTGTTATCAGAATCGAGTGCAGTGCAGAATAGTCCTTTGGCCCTTTGGGTATTGATAGCACCTTGAGTTTTTATTTCCAACATTTAGTTTCATTTGCGTAATGGGGTTAGCAAACTACTTACATTCTACGCCACGTGAAGGCAGTTGTTTATTGTAGAATATATAATCCTAGTAAATAAATACTAGAATTATTAAAATACAGATGACTAGTCTGTGAAATAGGATTGTACGCTTACATTGTGTAAGCTCCCATCTGAGTCTTCGAATAACTTTAACTTTATTCATCATTTAAAATATAATGGGCTGAGATTACACCATTATATACACATCTTTAGTTGTTTAGTTCCATCGAGGGTTAACAACATATCCACTATTGTCTCCAATAGTAATGTGCAGTGACGGTTAGTTAGACTAACCACTTCTAATGTTACTACTTACTCACGAATTACTCAAACGTAACATAAAGCCGCTAAACTCTATATCAGTCTTTTATTCGCAAACAGAATCATCTTGAGAAATCATCCACTCTCCCTCGAGGGGAGATTTAGTCACCTTTCGGTAGTAACAGGCCAACACTTGTTCTTTTTTAGTTATTGTAATACATAAATTGTCCAGGATGTGGTTGGTCCACAATTGCTTTGTCTTCTTTTGAAAGACAAAATACAATACATCCCAGGTATAGCTTTTCATCGCTATGGTATTTCAGGTTATATCTTATTCCCTAAGATTGCCCATCATACTGACTTATACTCTTTATTAACTTGACAGTTAACTCAGAACTAAATCTACAGTTATTTCCTATTGCTATCACTAGCTCATCTCTCCAACTAAAAGAAGAGATACACATACCCTCAGACATTCGTCCATTGGTGCCGTGTAGTATCCTGCTTGCTTAGATTGACTCTCTTGCGAGAGCAACCATTACCGTTTTATGTAGACAGTAACAGTCTTTAGCCATATTGCTATGGTTATCAGGCTAAGCCCTAATAGTAATAAATAGAATCTACAACTGTAGAGTTCGCATACTATATGTTAAAGTATTAGTTATTAATTAATACAAGAAGAAAAGAAAGGGACACACGGATGTGCCCCAATCTATATCATTTAGCTACCGAATACTTCATCAGAAGTTTGCTCAGTAGATGGTGATGTATCTGCATCTTCAAAGTCACTAGACTCTTCAAATGCAGCCTCGCCAGCAATAACACCATCAGATGTCATTAATGCATGGCCTTGAGCCTTAAATACAGAAGTGATAGTCTCACCTTTAAGCACAACTGAAGTATAAGACATAACCTCACGACCGTCAACTGTATAAGGAACAACAGATTTAGTAACGATGTCGCCTGGTATTGTTTTACCGACAAATTGTTTGATTAAAGAAGGATTACCTGCTTTCCATACTGGATTGTCTTCAGAGTCAGTAGTTTGTGCTATAACTCTAGTTCTTTCTGCGCCAAATGGGTTAGAAGGGTCTCTGAATGCAGCAATGTAGTATTTTCTGCCATCAGATGTTAAATTTAGTTTACCGTCAATTCCATCTTTGTCGTCAACAGTATTTGCATCAGCCTTTCCTGATAGTCTTACAGAAGCTAGTTGTAGTTCTGCATTTGGATTAATTGTGTTCATGTCCATGTTTTAGTAATTTAATTGGTTTATACATTTGTTATACTCTTATAAAGAGAGACAGTTTGAGTTCTAGTGCGACTCCGTTAGGCATCCACTATGTCTAGGAACAATTTGGCTTTTATTAAATGGTGTGCTCCATCCCTTTTGATATGGTTATATCATGTTATCGTTTTTCATGTGATCATACTTGGCATGATAGTATTCTGAGTCTTTCATGACTCTGAAGAATCCAAATAGATTGCACATTTTGATGAACTTAATCATTTAGTTTAACATATTCATACTTATTTGTTTTACAACATAGTCCACGCAAACGGTACTCAATACCGTTGAAGCTGTATGTTGGGCCTAAATACTGTGATGTACGCATCATGATTTAAGGCCGTTGTAACCTAACTCGATACTTACAAAAGGAAGAAGTATAATGAGTCTTTTAGATTGGTTAAAGAAATCTACTCCTATACCTAAACCTATAAATGGAACAAGGTCTAAGTTAAAGATTATCTTTCCTTTTAGTTTAATAATATTCATTGCATAATATTTAAAAGGTTAGTAAAAGGCTTAAGCAAAGGCTCAAGCAGAGGAGTATCACGCAGATATTATTTTCGTTATCATCTGAGTTAACAGTGAATAGGAATATAATTCTATCTGATTAGTGATAGTTTGTGCTACTCAACAGGAGTAGACTGTGAATCTTCAAGCATTTGAACAATAGATGCTCTTTCATGGTCCATGTTATTACGATCATCGTAAGACATTTCTTCATGTTTAATGCTATCTTCTAGTCCATTAAGTAATGTTCTAGCTAGTCTACTAAGTTTATAACATTTTCTGTCTAAAGACTTAATAGATTTGTCTCTTTTTTTGAGTGCTGCGACTGCACTAGTAATATCCATTTCCATAACAAAAGGTATTTTAGTTTTCCATTAGAGCTATAGTATAGTAATGGAGTCTATACTGTCGTTGTCCCATTGAGGGTAGATATGAGGTCTGAGAACATTAGGTAACGCTCTCGAACTCTCAAACGACCAATGTAAGTGACAAACTCACATGGGCCAAGATTTAGTGAGGTTGTTTGATACGTGAGCATGCTAAAACACTAGCAATAGTAGTAGTTATTAGCCCAAAAGTATTTGTTTAAGCCTGGGTGGAGCAGAACAACAAGGCGTTAGCCTTGCTGTCCATGGTCCTAGAACGGTGCGGTAGCATCGTTGGTAGGCTCAGACTCTTCGAAGTCTCCTTCGCTATCATCTGGTGCGTAGTCCCATGTGTCTGGACTGAACGCTAGCACATCGCCTGTCTTAAGCTGAGCAAGAGGCATAGGCACTTGGTCTGCGAACACAGCCTTAGTACGCTGAGGTCTACAGTCTATCACACCTGCTGGTAGGTTAGAGGCCATGCCTTCGCGAAAGCGGAAGAGCGCATATTGTGTGCCGTTTGCTGCAGTCTGCACTGTTACTGCGTCAGTTGATTGAGCTGAAGCCTGACCTGCTTCCTTAACCATAGGAGCTACGATTGTAGCTAGTATAGTACCCGTGTTGTTCTCTGTTGCCATATCAATTGGTTTAAGAGTTACGCTACCCGAGGTTGGAGAATCACTCTCTCTTTAAGGCACGGGGGTAGTTTCCGTCCAGAATTTAGCGGGGGAGTTTGTTTAGTAGTGGGTTAAACGCTCGATTACTGACACTTATTTTTTAATTTTCTTATCTATAATTTTTTTTATAATATTTTTTTTGTACTTTTGTCCCATCACCTATTTAAGTGTATAGGGACACATCGCCAAGAAAAACAATGATATGAAGCGGTGCAACTACGTCTTATGTATGTACTTCTTTAAGACTACATACACCATCCACTTTAATTAGCGGGTATGGACTGAGGTAGAAACTCAGTCTAGAATGGAGCTTTAGGCAGCTCCCCCTCTCCTGAGGTTTTCTGGGAATTCAACAACACACTTGCGGGAGGGATAAGGTGTTGTGTCTCTACTCATAGCTACTCAAATACTTACATATATAGTTGCATACTAAATATAAATATTATATATTTGTAAAGTATAACTATATGAATATATAATGAAGAGAGTAAAGAAAGAAGTATTAAAAAGTTCTGCATTTTACCCGAAGTATCTAAAATTGATAAATGTCATATTGCCAGATCCGTTAACTCAACGAGAGATAGATGTGCTTTCGGCATTTATGGAGTTGAAGGGGGATTTAGTGGAATTAGATAGGTTTGGTACTCAAGCAAGGACTGTTGTTCGTAAACGTCTAGGATTCAAAACTCATTCTAATTTAGATAACTATATAAAGTACTTTAAGAACAAGGGGGTTTTAGTGCTCAATTCTGAAACCAAACAATTAGAATTAAATAAAAGAATAGAGATACCTAAGAATGAAAAAGAGGTCTCATTATCTTTTGTGTTTAAAATAAAAGACTATGAATAATATAGAGCAGGACACAACGATAGAAGATCATATTACAATTATGCTGAGGGATTTTATTTTTAAATATGAAGAACGCCCTGAATTAGTAGTATTAGATATAGGATCAGCATCTGCTCTTAAAGAAGAGCTAGGCTTATCTGCATTAGATGAACTTAAAAGATACTCAGGAATGGATGTAGCTTTTATAATGGATAGCGATGGACAGACAATCAAGTTTTATTAAAGACTTAAGTGAGAAGTATAATCTCCCAGAGATTGTAGTTAAAACCGTGGTTAGATCTCAGTTTAGGCATGTAAAGCAGTCTATTCAAAAAGATGATCCAGGAGGGGTTTTATTGCATTCCTTTGGAACCTTTAGAATTAAACGTGGGAGAATTAATGGTCTTTTAAAAGGGTATATAAAAGGACTTAGAAAAAAAATGGGAAAAGACTTGACTTTAATTAAAAAAATTAAGTATCTTTGGTCCATACGAAATAAAGTTTATTAAAATGACAAAAGACTCGCAAGAGATGGCTAAGCGTTTTTACGAAAGTATGAAAGCAGCCCAACAGAAAGATCTATCAGAGCTGATCGAGGATCAGCAAGAACTTTCTGAAATCAAAAACCAACCAACTGTAGATCTTAGCTCAAAAATTTTAGATCAAGCTAAGAAACTACATGAAACTGAAATTATTATTAATCAAATCAAAAAATTAAAATGAGTACAACAGCACAGGTTGGTCCAGCGCCACAAATGGTAGCTCCTGAAGGAGGCCAATATGTTTCACCAGAACAAATGGAAGAACATAAAGAAGCAACAGAATTTGCAAAACATGCGCAGATGTCTGAATTAAAAATGAGAAAAGCAAGCATCATATTACAGTCTTTATCTGTAGGAGGAGATGTTGTAACGCCTTTATTTGACAAAAAAACTCGTAAAGAGTTAGAGAATAAAGTAGCTGATCTATTAAAAGGATTATAGTATGAAAGGAATTAAGAATAGAGTAGTAACTGAAGAAACTATCCAAATGACATTCTGCGCAAATTGTAAAACTTGCCCAGCAGTTGACATGAGTCTAGAATCTGACGAAGTAGTTGTTGGAGGAAAAGAGGAAGGATACACTTCATTTACAAAAGCACAGTTTAAGCTTTTTATTGCAGAAGCTAAATCAGGTACATTTGATGAAATGCTAGCTAATGTAGATACTTCATGTGAATCTCCTACAAGAACTGGAGGATTATCTCCTGATACAGGACCTAGATTCTAATTTTATGGGAGTATTTAAAAATATTGTAGATGGTTGGTCTAATTACTATGCTGCTATCAGTGAAGAAGGTCTTCCTGATGGAGTCCAAGCATTAGCAGACACTAGAGCTGAAATATGCGGCAAGTGTCCTGAGCTTGTGGCGTCAGGCATCTGGAAAATTTTCAACCGAGTGCTTCCTGATGGCAGGACTATTAAACAAAGACAATCAGCTATAGCTGAAACTAATAAAAATGATAAAGTACACAGAGGGTATAAGTGTGGTCAGTGCGGATGTGCATTTCCACAGAACGTTTATGCTCCAGAAAAAAAGTGTCCTTTAGGTAAATGGTAAAAAATAAGAAATGAAAAGAAACGAAACAGAGAATCATATTAAACTAGTAGATGATAACATCCTAGTTTACGTAGAACCACCTTCAAAAGAAACTAAATCAGGAATTATAGTTTCTGAAGAAGTAGCTAGAGAACATTCAGAGCTTTACGGAGAAATAGTAAGTGTAGGACCAGCTGTCAAAAACTTTGAGGCAGGAGATCATGTTCTATTACCTCCACATGGAAGTCAACCAACTGTATATAAAAATATTGTATATCACGTATTTAAAGAATATAGTTTATTTGCTAAAATAATAGAGTAATGGCAAACAAAGATTCTCATATAGTTGAGGTCACTGTTAAATCTGACAGTCCTGAGATAGTTCAGGCATTTATCTACGGGTATTTTGGAGAAAATTGTAATGTAGATAGAAATCCAGAGGCAACATTTAAACTTGTAGTTCAAAAAGAAGAGTTAGACTACGAGTTAAACTTAACTAGAGAGAAAGACATAGAAGACGAACGTGAATTTATTTGATTTACAGAACAGGATAGTAGTTATATCTCCTGAAGCTCTTTTAATTCCTGAATTTAAAGAGATATGGGATCGTGACAGTTCTGAACATAAAGAAGTAGCTATGGCCGAACTTAGTTATGTCTATTTCGTATCAGACTATAAATCTATTTATAGATCTGGAATATCAGAAGGTGAGTTACATGCTGTTGTTGCTAAGGACTTCTTAAAGGATGAGGCTTACGAGCCTTGTCCCCAAGTCCGCTCAGCAATGAAAAAATATATGGTACTGCAAGAAACTCCATCAATGAGATTACTGATGGCATCTTTAAGTACAGTAGATAACTTAACTGTTTATCTACAACATGTTGATTTATCTGAACGAGATTCCAGAGATAAGCCTGTATATAAACCAAGTGATATAACTAATTCTTTGAAATCTATTGGAGGTATTGTTGAATCTTTACATAAAGTAAGAGCTCAAGTTGAAAAAGAACAACAAACAGCAGCTTCTCTACGGGGACAGCGGATGAAAGGTAACAGAGAAGACCCAAATTAAAAATATGAAAAATATAAGTCAACACATAAGTTACAAAGAAGCAACTACAAGTGCTACAGCTTTAAGGAGAGGGTTAGATAACATTCCTGGTCCAGATCAATTAAAGTGCATGCAAGATATTGCTGAATATTTCTTTGAGCCATTAAGAGAATGGGTTGGAGGACCAATAAAAATAACTAGCATGTTTAGAGGAGAGCCTGTAAACACAGCTATAGGTGGATCTAAAAATTCACAACACATGAAAGGCCAAGCTTTAGATCTAGATGATACGTATGGGCATAAAACAAATGCTGAAATGTATCATTACATAAAAGATAATTTAATGTTTGATCAATTGATATGGGAGTTTGGTAATGATGAAAATCCTAATTGGATCCATGTAAGTTTTGTAACACATAGACCTAATAGAAAAAAGTTAACAGTAGCTTTAAAGAAAAATGGAAGAACTGTTTACGAACATAGAGAACATAAATAAAAACCAATAAAAGTAAAAAACAATGGCAACAACAAACGCAAAATTCACACTAGCTACTACAGATCTAGTAAGTGATCAGATAAATTTTAACATTAGTAAAAATCTAGCTAAAGCTCCATACGGAGATGGATGTAATGCAACTACAGGATTAATGAGAGTAACAATTGCATCGGGAGGACTGTATGCAATTCAAGCTACTGATAAAGGAGTAACAAGATCTACAGGAGTAACTACTCCTGGTACAAACTTTTATAAGAACTATTTATACGTTAAAAACGTAGAAGCAGATAACGTTACTTTAAAAATAAAACTAGATGGGTCTTCATACGCTCCCACTATTGAGGGGTCTAGTCCTTGTGATTTCGTTATAGGTATGTTAGAAAAAGACGACTGGATGTTTATTCCGTGGGCAGGAAATATTGATATAGTGTTTTCAGCGACTACATCAGCAGAGTGTTTAATGGAATATATGATTGTGAACTAATGGCAGTCAAAGTATATACATTTACAAAACCAGCTAAAAAGAAAAGGCCAGGTGTGCATGCAAAGAGCAAGACATCTAATTCAAAAACTTCTAAAAACTATATAAAAAAATACCGTGGACAAGGAAAATAATGAAGTTAAAAAAATAATGGAAAATCAAGAAGCGTTACACATGGCTATGTATAATGCTTTTTTATTAGTAACAGGGCGTAAGACTTATGAGGACTTTGAAAAATCAGAAGGTTTTTGGTTACCAGAAGGCTTTGATGATTTAGATTCTATAGATAATATTATGGAATATTTTATTGAAAAAGAAGATTATGAAAAATGTGCAGAGTTAAGAGATTTAAAGGCACAGATTGAAAGGAAGGAAGCCAAAAACAAACTTAGTCACTTATTTCAAACTACTAAATGGAAGATAAACACAGACGATCCGATATAATAATTGCTCAACCTTGGGAAGACTTAGAACAATATAAGGATAATCCTGTAAGACATACAAATCAGAATTATTTAAAATTTATTAACACTGAAATTTTTAGTGAAACTTCTAAGTATTTTCTAAAGCATGGGGTGTATACTCATGCTCCTATGGGAACTTCTGAGTACATTGAATTCTGGGATAAAGAGGAAGCGAGATGTAAGAACGGATATACTGTAGGAGGTGTTCGTATAACAGGAGAGCACTACGCTTATTTAAATTTTGGGCGTATTCTTGCTACTGTAAATGACGGTAAACGCCAAAGAAAGATAGATACTTTTCCTAAATTTTTAGACATGGACTATTACTGGTACCATGAGCTAGAACAAGCTGAACAAAATGGTCAGGGAATGATCGTTGTAAAAGCCAGACGTAAGGGGTTTTCATACAAGAATGCTTTCGGTATGGCTTGGAAATATAATTGGTTTCCTTATTCTATTTCTATATTAGCAGCATTTGAAAAAACTTTCTGGGCAAATACAATGGAGATGACCAAAAATATGGTCAACTTTATTAATGAAAATACAGATTGGGCTAAAGGATTTTTACACGATAGACAAGATGCATTTAAAGCAGGGTACGTAGAAAAAGATAAAATCTCAGGGATTAATATTGAAAAAGGATATAAATCTGAAGTACTAGCATTATCATTTAAAGATTCACCACAAAAATCTGTAGGACGTACTGCTGAACGAATGCTTTTTGAGGAAGCTGGAGATTGGCCAGGATTATTACAAGCATATCAACGTTCGTATCCTCTATTTAAAGATGGTAACATTATGATTGGTATTCCTATTATATATGGAACAGGGTGTAATAATAAAAATGGTACAAACGCAGATTTTGAAGAAATGTTTTATAATCCTTCTGCTTATGGGTTAAGAGCATACGAAAATATATATGATGAAAACGCAGTAGGAGAAGCAGGCTGGTTTGTAGATGACGCCTGGTACAGAGAACCTTTTGTCGATAAAGAGGGTAATGCTCTTAGAGAAAAAGCAGTTGAAGATATAGATTTAGAAAGAGAAGAAAAGAAAAAAGCAGATCCTAAAGCTTATAATATGATGGTTACTCAGCACCCTCATAATCCAAAAGAAGCTTTCTTAAGGAACGAAGGATCTATATTTCCAACAGTAGAATTATACAATGTTCTTGCAAAACTAAAATCAGATGACAGGTATAAAAAGTTAGGAAATCCAGGAGAGCTTTATGAAGAAGAAGGAGAGGTTAGATTTAAACTTGATCTTGCAAAAAAGTTATTTCCTATTATAAAACATCCTCATAGTATAAAAGATCCACAAGAAGGATGTATTGTAGTATATCAACATCCCCCAGAAGACATACCTTTTGGTTTATATAAGATAGGATTAGACCCTGTTGCTTTCGATAAATCAGGAAGTAAATCATTAAATGCTTGTTATGTATATAAATCATTTCAAAAGTTTGATCATGGGTATGATGAAATTGTAGCAGAGTATGTAGGAAGACCAGATAATATTGAAATTTATAATAGAAATTTAGAGCTATTATCTGAATATTATGGAGGAGCACAAATAATGTTTGAGAATGACAGGGGAGAAGTTATGTCTTACTTTAAAAGAAGAGGTAAGCTTGCGCTACTTTCTGATCAACCTGATAATGTTATTTCTAAAGTAATACAAAAATCTACTGTAGCTCGTATAAAAGGATGTCATATGAATGACAAAATGAAAGATGCAGGAGAGAAATTTATACTCAGATGGTTATGGACAGAAAGAGGTAAAAACGAAGACGGAAGTATGATTTATAATATGGATTTAATACCTTCAGCAGGATTGTTAGAAGAATTAATTCAATATCATAGACTAGGAAACTTCGATAGAGTAATGGCATTCATGCAGTTAATGTTCTCTATAGAAGAGAGGTATGACTCCGAAATTGTTTCTGAACCTTCACATAGTCTTGCTTCAGAGTATCTAGTAACTAATATAACTAAAATGTTTGGTAGAAAACGTAGGTAATTAAACTTTTTTTAATTATCTTTGTAATTACCGTTTATATATACTATTATGTCATCATATACATTTCCACAACAAAGGCTAAGCCATAGTGCTAAGAAGAAAAATGATTTCCAATGGGGTAAAGATACACTAGATGCTCTTGAACTATACGGAACAGAACAATCTTCTTCAGCTGGGTTCCAAGGTGCTGAAACACGTAAGAGAATAAACTATGATCTATTTAATGGAATATTAAACGTTAAAGACTTCGAGTATGTATGTAAACCGTATGGAATAGATGGAGTAGGAGAACTTCCTGCAGAGATTAGACATTATGATATTATATCTCCTAAACTACGTGTGTTATTTGGTGAGGAAATAAAAAGACCATTTAATTATAAAGTTGTAGCTACTAATCCAGAGGCTATTACAGAAAGAGAAAAAGCACAAGCTGATATGTTGCGAGAATACATGCAACAAAAAGTGCAAGCACAGATTCAACAAGCTATGCAAGAAGCTGGAATAAATCCTGAAGGAGGACCTCAGGATGCTCAAGATCCAGAAATGATGCAACAGCAGCAGCAGCAAATTCAACAGATACAAGCACAGATGACTCCTCCTCAGATTGAAGAGTACATGAAAAGAGATTACCAAGATCAAAGAGAAATAATGGGTAATCAAATCTTAGGGTATCTGAGAAGAGAGCAAAAAATAAGAGAAAAATTTGTAAAAGGATGGAAGCATGGCCTTATAACATCTGAAGAAGTTTATTATGTAGGTATAATTAATGGAGAGCCTGTAGTTAATACAGTTAATCCTTTATACTTTACACATGATAAAGATCCTGATATAGATTATATAGAAGATGGACAATGGGCAAAGTATGCTATGAGAATGACTCCAGGATCTGTAGTGGATAGCTTTGGAGAATACTTAACTCCAGTACAAATTAAAAACCTATACTCCGATTCTGCCGCTTCAGGCACGTCCCACCCTCTTGGTTCCAAGGAATATTCCTATGATGCGAACCAATTATTCTCAGAGTCTTTCCATACAGATTGGGACCCCGCGAGTACTAGAGACTCCAGCACAACTGGTTACATTAATGTAATACACTGTGAATGGAGATCTCTGAAAAAAATAGGATTTCTAACATTTGTAGATGATGATTTTTCTGAACAAGAGACTATAGTTGATGAGACTTATACGTTAAATAAAGCAGGAGGAGACATTAAAATTAAATGGGAATGGATTCCTGAAGTATGGGAAGGTACTAAAATAGGTGATGATGTATATTGTAATATACGTCCAAAACCAAATCAATCTAAAGATATAGATAATTTATATTCATGTAAGTTAGGATATGTTGGATCAACTTATAATAATTTAAATGCTTATCCTGTATCTTTAATAGATAGAATGAAACCTTACCAATATCTGTACAACATTATGATGTATAGATTAGAATTAGATTTAGCATCAGATAAGGGTAAAAAATTCTTAGCTGATATTAATCAGATACCATCTTCAATGGGTATTGACATGGAAAAGTGGTTATATTACTTTGACGCTTTAGGAATAGCATTTATTAATCCTAAAGAAGAAGGTAAAAGAGGAGAACAGAATCACTTTAACCAATGGCAATCTATTGATCTATCAATGTCGCAGACTATCCAACAGAAAATTGGATTATTAGAATATCTAGAAGCGCAATGTAGTGAAGTATCTGGAATAACAAAACAACGAGAAGGCCAGGTTGGACCAAACGAACTGGTAGGAAATACTGAACAAGCAGTTGTTCAATCTTCAGCAATTACTGAAGAATTATTTTACACACACAATTCTATTAAAGGGAGGGTCCTAGAGGCGTTGTTAGATACAGCTAAGGTTGCTTGGGGTGATGGCAAAGCCAAAAAAATCCAGTATATCTTAGATGACATGACTACTCATTTATTAACAGTAGATCCTATTGCTCTTCCAGAATCTTCATTTGGAATCTTTGTTTCAGATTCTTCAAAAGATAGAGAGCTTTATTTAACTATGAAACAATTAGCACACGCAGCAGTGCAAAATCAAACTGCAGAGTTATCTGATATAATTAAAATGTTATCTACAGACTCTACTGCTGAAATTAAAACTCTTCTTGAAAAATCTGAAGACAGTAGAAAAGCAAGAGAAGAGCAACAAATGAATCAACAACAACAGCAAGGTCAGATGCAGATTGAAGCTCAGAAAGAAATCGAAGCTGCTAAAACTCAACTTAAGAAGTATGAGATTGACGAAGATAACGATACCAAAATTAAAGTTGCAGAGATCAATGCTTTTAGAGGAAAAGAAGATCAAGATATAAACGGTAATCAAATACCTGATCAGTTAGAAATTGAAAAACTTAAAATACAAGTTCAAAATAATGATCAGAAGATGGATCTTGAAAATCGTAAATTAGATGTTAAAGAAAAAGAACTTTCTATGAAAGATCAGCAAGCAGATAAAAAGATGAGAGAAGACCGTAAGGAAAAAGAAGCTGATAGAAAATCTAAAGAAAAGCAAGCCGCTAAAAAGAAAGATTCTAAATAATTTTTCTTATGGGACAGATTACAAATCAACCTAAAAGAGATAAATCTCAATTTCCTAAACATGTTAAGTCAATATTAAAAGATCGTTTAAGTGAGGAAGAATATAATAATCTTTTAAAATATTATGTTGAAGATGCAGGATCTCCTGATATTCAATATTACGATAATACTAATAGCTTTGTAGGATGGGCAGGATCTAAGTCATTTGCCTCAGGAAGACCAGGGTGGTATAATCCTTATGACAATACTATCTATCTCCGAGATAAAGGAGACGATGCTACTTTTAGAATGATCTTTGAAGAACTGGGACACGCAAAGCAAAGACAAGACATAGTAAAAAAAGATGGAGAGTTCTTAGCTAGTAACAAGCAAGTTGCTAATGCTTTATCGGATAATCTTAAAAATGCTCACAAAGGATTAGGAAAACCCACATTAACTGACTGGAATGTAGTTGATTATTGGAAAAATGTGTTCAGCCCTGATCACCAAGGTCACTTGTATAATACTGATGATGGTAATTTCGAAGAAACTGTACACACAGGAGAAATAAAACAAGATCTTATTACTAAAACTTTTGGTGAAGATGGAGTTAACAAATATTTAAGTATAGGAGATAATAGTAAAGAGCATAAAAAACAGGGACAATTTAATGAGACAGCATGGAATAAATTTGATCTTAATTTAGAAGAAGCACAAGAAAAGAGAAGAGAAGGCTATAAAACACTATATAATAGTGGAAAGGAAGCAGCATCTTCTCTTTATAATTTTGGTAAAAGAGGATTATCTCAAATAGGTAATAATGTATCACAAATGATAAATAGTATGGAATTTGAAGAAGGAGGACATATAAATGCAACTACCGCACAAGCTCGAAACAAAGGCTTAGAGGGGGCCAAGCCTGGTACCTCTGCTTCTCTTATATATACAGATCATAAAGGACGTAAACTCGAAGGACGTCAATCTTATCCCGTACGCGTGTACGCGGATGGTTCGTATGTTGGTATATTAAATCCTGGAGAAACTATAGATACTTTTGCTGCAAGCCGTATAGATGAAATCCCTGCTTATATGGAATCAGGCACTGAAGTAGTTCCTAATCAAACAGATCCTGTAGAGAAAGAAAACGAAGTTGTATATGATCCTACTCAGGGATATAGAATGGCTTATTCTACTTATGAAAATATTCCTCAGTCACATTTTGAAACACCCCAAGGAGAATTTGAATATACTACTCAAGTCAGTATAGGAGAAGATGCAGACGGTAACCCTATTTATGAAGATCAAATAAATACAGGAGTTCACGATGCTGCTTGGTATGATCCAAATTTTAATCCACATGAATATTATAAAACAGGACAATATGAAGGTATGGCTTGGAAAGATACTCCTGCTAGATCTTATTTTAATAATCCTTATATGAAAGAACCTTCACAGGGAGGTCAGAAGCAGATGGATCACCCTTTAGTTTGGAATGACGAAAGATTACGAAAGGAGGATAAAGCTAGGTACCATCAAGGTCTAATAAATAAAGTATATAATCCAGATGGTAGTATAAAACCTGAGTACGAACAACAGATAGGAGATGCAAGATATTTACGTCCTTTTGGAACTAACATAGAAGATGCTCCAAATAATGTACCAGAGGAAGGAAGATGGGCGTCAGAATGGCAAGAAGGATCATCGTCAGGTTGGGGGCAAGACGGGATAGTTCCTGGAAGCCACATGGGATATGATGACAACACTAAATATAGAACTTTTGTTGAAGGTGATGGTACACCGAGCTCTAAAGGTTTTCAAGAGCTTGATGAGAAAGGGTTAAAGAAGCTTTATAAAACTTATAAAAAGAAAAAAGGCTTTGGAAAGATGTCTAAAAAAGAATTTATAGAAAGATACAAAGCGGGAGATCGGTTTCATCCTCAAGTTTTATCTAATCTTCAAGATGAAGAATTTACAAAAGTTTTTGAAGATAAGGTAATGCCTTTTAAACAAGAGGACTTTGATTTACAAAAAGATTTTTTTAATGGCGGAATTAATTCTGAGTTATATAGACAGAAATTAGTTAACCAAGGATATGAGAATGTAGATGATATAATAAAGAAAAGAGAAAATCACTTATCTACGTCTACTATGAACTATGAAGAATCTGCTAATGATTTTATGGATGAGTCAGTACGTTTGCAGGGAGGTCCAGAGAGTAATATGAAAAAAGATAAAAACGATCCTGCTTACGAAGTACATAGTAACAGGATGTTCAGTGTTAACGATAAGAGATTTTTATTACACGATCTTTATGCGGAAGATGGTAAAGAGTTAGACTTTAAAGGCTCTCTAAGCGCGTGGAATAATTATACTCCAATTGGAGATGAAGCAGCTCCTACTGCGCATGGGTTTTTTAATAAAGGAGAAGAAGACGCTTTATTCTGGGCAAGGAATGGAAGGAAATTCAACATAGGTAAATATCTAGGAGATAAAATACTATTCGGAGGAAGTGGATCTAGAGCTTACGTAGGACACAAAGGAGATAACGAAGGTAAATTAGTTGTATCTCCAAGACAAGCTCAGCAAATTAATATTGATCTCGGAGGAGACGGAAGTACACAGCAGCTTGAGAGTAGTTTAGATGAGATTTCTGCACACGAGCTTGGGCATATGTCAGGAGCAGTAATAGGAGGAGAGTTTGGTCTTAATCAAAATGATCAAAATCTTATTCATAAATTAATGGATGAAAGCGGTGTAGATAGAAGTACCCTTAGTTCACATGATAATGCACCTCACGAAAGAAAAGCAGATCTTGATGCGTTAAGGTGGAAAATGTTTAACACTATAGGTTATGACTACAGAGAAACTCCAATGACAAACGAGATTCTAGAGGAGTATCAAAATTATATGAAAGAGAATCCTAGCCCTAGTTTAATAAACGATAGAAACTTTAAATTTTTTAACAACAAGAGTCTAATACAATTTAATAATGAAGTTGCTGATTTAGGAGAGCAAATGCCCGCAGGTATGTCGAGATACGGAGGCCCCGCTAGATATAACCACGGGTCTGATGTTCAAATACAAGAACCAAATTTAGATATACAAGTTCCGCAAGATTCTCCACAAGACAATCAGAGTACGTTTTCACATGAAGAATTAGACTATGTAGATTTTATACAAAATAGAAAGCCTTATAGAGATGAAAATACTATAGGAGAAGACGCTGAGTTATTCTTTTTAGATTTATATAATACAGAACTTACGGCAGATGAACTTTTAGATTACTATGTTTGGAAAGATGAGTTATCAAAAAGAAGATCTATATTAAATAAAACAGACATAGATCACGAACTTCGTAAGTTAGATATGGATAAAGGAGCTTATGATATTCAAGGATTTTGGAAATCAGGAGACTACCAAAATACAGATTCAGATGGACATGGATCTGACAAATGGAAAAAACCAAATCATGTTACTTTTAGCAAACAATCTAAGTATGCTAAAAACTATGAACTTCCAGAAGGGGAAGAAGATAATAGATCAGAGTACGAAGGAGGTACATGGGGAGATAACGGAAGTTATACTCCTACTCTACATAATATGTACGAAACTTCTAGAATACACTCAGAATTTAATAATGAGCCTAATAGAATTGAGCATTTATACATGGGAAATGATTTAATTTATAATAGTCCTTTTTATAAAAACACTATTATGTCTAACGATACGATCCCTGCTTTTAATTTCCAGCAAGGAGAACTTCCTCCTCAACAGTACCAAGACGGTACAAATGTTACAATTCCTGATTTTATACCAGAGCCAAACACTGCTGAGATGGATACTAAGTTTACTAATATGTATAGAGATCAAGATCAGGCTACTCTTGATCAAGTAACGTTTGATGGTTCTACTTCAGCAGGTATGTTAGATTATTTAAAGTTTACTGAAAATGGAATTGCTTCAGGATATAAAAAAAATAAAAAAGGAGAAATGAAATGGTATCCTCATAAAGATAATAAAGGAATCTGGACTATTGGATACGGTCATAATATTGGAGCATCGGGAAAAACTAAAGCTGATTATAAAGATGGTCTTACACAAACAGAAGTAGATGATTTGTTAAAGGCAGACATGAAAGTGCATACAGATCTTTTATCAAAAAATGTACCTGAATGGGAAAATTTATCTACGTTACAGCAAAACTCTTTATTAGATATTCAGTATAATATTAGAGGAAATGTTTGGACAAAATTTCCTTCTTTTACAAAAGCTGTTGTAAATAAAGATTGGAAAAATGTAGTAATTGAAGGATCTAGAGAAGAGTATAATGATAAACCAAACCAAAGGAATACTGCTTTTTATAAAAGTATGATAGAGCCAATGGTAAATGAATGGAGACCTGAAATACGAAATCCAGAAGCTCCTATTATACCTGCAGATATTTTGCGTCAAAAGATGCATGTAGCAAAACGAGATAATACTATGGTAGGTAATAACTCTTTTGGTGGATTCGTAGACGGAGGAGAAGTTCCTACAGACCCTCCAACAAATGATATTTCACAAGGATTGATACAGACAAGTACAGATTTTCAACTTAAATATCCTAATTATTCTGATCCTGAAATTTATCAGTTTTATTTAGAAGGAAAAAATCCAGACGCTGAAATGCCTAATAGAATGTTACCAGAAGTAATATCTCAGTCTAACTCTGCAAACATATCTCCTGTTCCTTTTTACTCTACTATTCTTGCAAATAAAATGGATACTCCAAATCTTTTTAAAGAGACAGGAGAAAAGTGTGTTGCGTATGGAAAGTTACAAACAGGATGCGCAGGAGGATTGCAACTAGGGATGGAATTTAATACAAATTTAAGTAAAAACGGAGTAAGAAATGTTAATGGTATAAGAGGAGACGCCTGGGAAATGCACAATAATGTTGTAACAGCAGGAGGCATGAGTTTATTTAATTACTCTGACTTTATGGATACAGATTTTTTAAGATCTAATCCTAATGAAGCTACAGGTAATTATTTGTTTAGTAGGTATAATAATGCGCGCTCTCAGTTAGGAAACCAGGCTACGTTAGATGAATCAACTCTTCAAACAGGAGATTTTGTAGATCTTTATTATGCAGGATCTAGTTATCAAAATGAAGCGGTTAGAGAAGGACTTGGTTCTAATATGAATTCTCATGTTGGTAAAGTAACTGAAAAAAATGGAAAACTTTATGTGACTCACAATATAAAAGGTACATGGTACTCTGATCCTTTAGATAAATTATTAGCAAACCAAAGAATGAGTAATGGGCATCAAGTAATGGTTGTAGGAGGATACAGACCTAAATATGAGTCAGCATTAATTCCTGGGTTTACATATAACAATGTAGAACTAGATATTAATGAAAATCAAGCTAAAGGATGGGACGGAGAGTTGTCATCTGATTATTTAAATAATTTAGCGCTAACAATGCCTGATATACAAAGTGATTTTAATTTCAGTGATGGAGACAGTAGTCTAATAGCAAACGCGGCATATGGTACGTTTGGAGCAGAGTCTACTTTTGGAGAAGGATCTAGGTATGATTATAAAAATTGGTCTAGAGAATTTTTAAGAGGATACAAAGGAATGAACGATGATCCAAGCTGGAATTCTAGTACTCCTAAACTAGCTCTAAGTCTGTTGCCTAGAAGTTTTACAGAAGGGACTCTAAACATGGATGACTTAAGTGAAGGAATGACTCAGATTAAGCATGGACAATTTATGGGACAAGATCACACTAAACTTTTATTTGACAGTTATGGACTTTCTGATCCTAATACATTATATACTCCCGCGGGCGCGAGCAGGGGTACAGCTCTAGTGCATGCTTTAAATTTAGATTTAATTAATAGACTTTTTGCAGATCATGACTTAAGTGATCAAACAAAAACAAATATGCTGTACAATGCGTACAATAAAGGATTTGACAATGTTCTTAAGTCTTTTGTAGATTTAGATGAAACCTCTAAAGACTATATGACTATTACTCCTACTAGCTTTGCAGAAGGCCGTAAGGTTTATAAAGAACGTCATTTAGATAAATCTTCTTATACTTATGTGCCTAACCAGTTATCTAAAAGAATAACATACGATCATGCTAAGTCTAAACAGCATACACAATCTGTAAGAGAGTTCGGTTTAGAAACAATGACTGGATTTGAAACTGGTCTTATAGAATTACAAGACAGAATGACTCAACTTACAGAGAATGTAAGTGACGGAATAGATACAGAAGTAAATAAAAAAACTATACAGATTAATAGAAACCTTAAGAAAGCAGAACAGTTATTACAGAAAGGAGTTAGAACAAAAAAGATAGAGTTTATAAATAAAGCTAATAGTATATTAGATAATATAGAGAACAAATCAGAGTCAACTAAAAAGAAAGTAGAAGAGCAAACAAACAAGAGTAAAAATAGTATGAAGAACGTAGCAAGAAAAATCAAATCTTTATTCTAAGATATATCATAAAAATGTTGTATCTTTAAACTTTGGCTATAATAAGAGCTAAAAACTTAAAAATCATAACAAGATTTGTTATGAAATTAGTATAAATTTAATTATATTTGTAAATAGATAAATTATGAGTGAAAAAATCGAAACTTTAGATGAAAAACCAATCACTGAAGGAAACGATTCAGTTGGTGCCGTAAATGATATGTGGGACATAGACGAAACTAACTTTGATGATGCGTTTAGTTTAGAGACAAATGCAGATCCTGTACTAGGTATTGATCTAGGAGAGGATACAAAAGAAGAACCAGAGTCTAAAAAAGAGGAAGATATTCCTTTACCTTTAGATGATGATAATTCAAAAACTGATGACCCTGTGGAAGAAGTTCCAGAGGAAACTACTAAAGAACCTGAGGGAGCTGTTATTGATGCGCTTTTAGATGGGGACTTAGACGAAGAAAAGTCATCTGATGATGAGGTTGATACGACTGAAGATTCTAAAAAGGCGGACGAGAGTTCAGAAACTAGCGAAGAAGATTTAAACGAATTCGCAATCTTTGCACAAATGTTAGCCGACAAAGAACTTCTAGATCTTAATGAAGAGGAATTTGATCCTACCGAAAAAGGATTGTTGAATGCTTTTGCAGACACAATTGAAAATAGAGTTAAAGAAGAGATTGAATCTTTTCAAAAAACTTTACCTAAAGACGGGAAAGAACTACTGACTCATCTTATGAAAGGAGGCAAGGTATCTAATTTCATGGAAGTGTATAGTACGCCTGATTTTAGTGATATGAACATCAAAGGTAACAATATTGGAAACCAAAAAGCTGTGCTTGCAGAGTTTTTTAAATTGAGAGGAGACAATCAAGAAGATATTGCAGAGATGTTAGAAGATTACGAAAATCTAGGTAAGTTAGAAAAGCAAGCTGATAAAGCTCAAGCTAGACTTTCTCAATATTACGAGCACCAGAAACAACAATTAATTGTTAAGCAGGAGCAAGTAGAAAAAGAAAGAGTAGCAAAGAGAAAAGAAGTTCAGTCTACAATTCAAACTACTATATCTGAATCCGATGAAATAAAAGGATTTCCTCTTAGTCGAAAGTCTAAGAAAAAGCTGATGAGCTATATGACTGACGCTAGTGTAAAAATAGAGACTCCAGACGGACCTCAATTTGTAACACAGTTTCAGGCAGATGAAATGAAATCGTCAAGTAACGTTGATGACTTTATTCTAAAAGCTTATCTGAGAATGACTAACTATAGTTTAGATGGAGTTCAAAAGAAATCTAAATCAAAGCTAGCTTCTCAGCTTCGAACGACTTTACAGAATAAGAAGCGTATGACCGATACGAAAGCAACTTTCGGTGGTAACAAAACCCCAGGCGGTGCCACAAAATCATCAACAGCTTGGGATATTTAATAACTAATAAAAATTGTTAAAATGATTAAACAATCAAAATTGACAGTTCTTACTCGTCCATGGCACGCGAACTTTACTGAAACTAATCACTTGGGGTCAGCCTTCTTAACTGAACCTCATAAGTTTGATAAAGTTTTAACGAGAGTCTTCACGGCTTCTCGTATCGCAGACAACCCACTAACTGCCATGACTAAAGGGATGGGAAGAACTTCAGAAATCGAGGGATTCGATTGGGAATGGGAGCTTATGGGAGCTTCAAATCGTCCATTAATTGCAATTGCTAATTCAGGATCTTCAGCAGGTGTTGCTGTAGGTGCTAATGGATTGCCTTTTGCTATTACAGTAGACGAAGACTGGTTTAAGCCAGGTGACGTAGTATCACCGAACACAGGCGCTAACAATGCGAAGAGATTAATTCGTATTCAAAGTGGTCCTGTAAATGTTGCAGGTGGCTACAAGTATACATGTAAGTTGGTAACTGATGACGCTGCTGCTTCTGTAGTAGTTGATGCAGGTTCTCAACTAAGTAAAATGTTCTCTGTGTATGAGGAAGGTGGTGATCAAAGTGGATCTACTACTTACGCAATGCCAATGAAATTAAAGTCTCAACTTTCTACTTATAGAAAAGAGTACTCTATCACTGGTGATGCTGCTAATCAAGCACTAGTTGTAGCATTGATGGATCAAGAAGGTAAAGTATACAAAGACTTTAAATGGTTAAAGTATGCTGAGGCTGAATATTGGATTCAATGGCACAAAGAGAAAGAAAGAGGTTTATGGTACGGACAAATGTCTAATAACGTTGCAGGAGCTAATGGTAGAGCTGCAAGAACTGGACCTGGTGTTCAGGAGTTATTGAAAGATTCACATGTTCACGTATATAATACTCTTACTGAGAAATTAATTCGTGAGTATTTACTAGACATCTTCTTCGGAAGAGTTGATATGGGTAGCAGAGATATTGTTGCTTATACTGGTGAATATGGAATGCTAGCGTTCCATCAAGCAATGTCTAATGCTTCTGCTCCTTTCTTAACGATGGACTCTAAGTTCATTTCTGGAGAAGGACAAAACTTAGCATTCGGTGGTCAGTTCGTAAAATACATCGGGCCTAACGGTATTACTTTAACATTAAGACACAATCCTGTGTATGATGATAGAGAAATTAATACTCAAATGCACCCTAACAAACAAGTACCTTTAGAGTCAATGAGATTTACTTTCCTTGATTTCGGTAGTAAAAGTGGGGACGCAAACATCAAGTATGTACATAAGAAAGGTGGTTATAAATTAGGATATGTTTCTGGTTTACAAACTCCTTACGGTGCAAACAAAGGTGGTTTAATGAGTAATGCTAAAGATGCGTATACTATGATCGTTCACGATCAGTGTGGTATTCAAATCGATGACGTTACAAGATGTGGTGAACTTATCTTAGGTTTACAATAATAACAAAATTACATAACTAATACTCAAATTATGAAAGTAGTAAAAAACTTAGTATATGTAAAACCAATCATAAAAGAAAGATGGCATGGCCTGCACAAGTTAGGCCGTGCCAAATTTCAAGGTACAGCTGATGTAATTCAGGCTGTATATGACAGGAATATCGGAACTTTAGCTACTGGTTTAGATCAGGAGCAAAGAGATAGATTGTCTAAATCAATGGGGATTGATTTAACTCCCCTTAGTACAAATGAATACTGGCAAGAATTTAAAGTGAAATTAGAAGATAAGACTATGATCTTTGACACTAAAATCCCTTTTCAGGAGTTACAAATTTCTGTATTAAGAGCAAGCAGCTTAGTTGCAAACTCTCAAAAAGAGCATGATACAGGAAGGTGGCCAGACGCTAAATATGTTATTTACGATGAACAACAAGAAGTAGAAAAAGAAGCTAAAACAGCAGAGGTGAAAGCCTCAGCAGTTGGAGTATTCAGTAAACTTTCTCCTTCTAAACGTTTAGACATTCTTAAGATATTCGGTAAAGCAACTACTAATACTTCAGAAGATTTTACTTACGCACGTTTGTATGAGATTCTAGAAGAAGATCCAAAACGTTTTACAGAAGTAGCTTCTGCGAAACCAGAGGAAATTAAAGTGAAAGCTCTAGTTTTTGATTTAGAAACTAAAGGTATCTTAAGAACTAAAGGCGCTGCTTATTTATATAATGATCAGCAAATTGGGTTCGACTATGATGATACTGTTAGTTACTTACAAAATCCTAAAAACCAAGAACTTTTAATTAAATTAACTGACGACCTAAAAGTTAGATCTTAATGACTGTACAAGAAATGCATTATGACTTCAAGCTCAAGTTTAATAAACTTGATAGCCAGGACTATCAGAACTTTCAAGTTCCTGAGATAGACTGGGTATTGAATGAAGCACAATTGCTTTTCATAAAACAGCGTTATGGGTTAACAAACCCAAAACAAACTGGCTTTGAGGGAACTCAAAAAAGAATTGATGATTTAAGGAACTTGGTAATGAAAGGAATTTCGTTAGCAGGTTCCCCATCAGTTTCTACTAATTCTACAAAGGCGGCTTTGCCTACGGATTACATGTTTATGCTTAGAGTTGAAGCAGTCGCTGTTAAGCATCCCTGTGCTCCTAAAAACCTTGTATGTAGAGTTACCCAACACGATGACTTAAGTAATACTTTAAGTGATCCTTATTATAATCCTTCATTTGAGTGGGGAGAAATTCCAATAAATTTTGGAACTGATTCTTCTGCGGCAGCTGATGCTGATCATGTGTTTGGATATAGTGACGGTTCATTTAGTATCTTAAACTTTGTAATGGACTATTTAAGAACTCCTAGAAGGATAGCTTTCCCTTCAGGCGTGCCTGGAAATACTTATAATTATCCTGGTGCAGTAGCTGTAACGGTTGATCAAAACTGTGAGTTGGCAGAACACACCCACAACGAAATTGTAGATCTCGCTGTACAGATTGCGGCAGGAAATGTAGAACACCCAGGATTACAAATAAAAATGGCTAAGACTGCAATGTTTGAATAATCTTTAAAATTAAAAAAATGATTAAAGCTAATAAATTTGTTGTTGCATTAACTGCGGGCGCTGCTCCAGGTGCATCAACTGCTGGAACAGTAAATAATGCTGCTGGTGGTGCTGTAAGTACTACTACTATCCCTGAGGGGGCTTTTGCTATTGTTTCAAACGGATTAACAAGAGCGACTGTTACTGCTGCTCTTGCTGCTGATAGCGAATATTACTTCGTTAAAAACGTAGGTGGTAGATTAATTTCAAGTCCTGCATTTACTGCAACGGCTGCTGAAATTACTGCTAACCATGTAGATGGAACTTATTCTGCAGGTGCGAGCACTCAAGTAAGAATTAACGGTATGACTGAAGCTAAACTTAAGTGTGAGGCTGAGTATATGTTAAAAATTAGACTAGAGTCTCCTTGCATTATGAAAATGTATGGATACCAAGACTTTGTTAAAACAGTTAGTTATACTACTGGTTGTTGTACAGATCCTTGTGTAGACTGTGGTACATTCCCTTGTGATGATTTTGCTGCAGGATTAGTTGCTCAGATTAATCTGCAAGCAGGTGACTTTGTTACTGCTGCAGTAGTAACTGATAGTGGATGTGACTTTGTATCAATTACTGCTAAAGCTGATGCGCAGGCTGCAATGGCATGTGGAGTTGACCCAATGGAGTGCGGTGATTTTAACGTAGCAATGTCAGTAGGACTAGAAGGAGCATTTGATTGTTCTGGTGCTGTTGTTAATTACACAGGTACAGGAACTGCTGCTTACGCTCAAGCTGTTGGTACAGGTAGACAAATTGCTGCGGAAGGAGCATGGGCTGCTGGTTACTACAGAAAGAACGGAACTACGGTTAGAAGTACATTCCCTTACGGAAACACTGAAAGTGAAGTAGACGCTTCAATTAACTATGACTTTACAAGAATTAATATTACAGAAAGCAAAACAGGAGCAGCTGAAGCAGCAGCAACTGTATGGCCTTTTGAAATCTTAATCGCGTACAAGACTGGTGTAGGTGCAATGGACGTAAGTGAGATTAATACCTTACTAGGATAATATCCTAATATATGATAATAAAGTAGAGTGCCCTTAGGGGCCTCTACTCTTATTATTCTAGATTCTTATTACAAGAATCTGATAATAAAAATATGAGTCAACAAGATAGAATATGTAGCTTTTGCTTAGCAAATGGTACAGTGGGATTCTCTACAGCTCCTGAAGTTAATGGGAGTAATTGTGTAAATCCTCCTGATTGCCCGTGTGAAAATTTACTGTCTGTAACTTCGTTTACAGCTGCTAATCCTACTGTTTCTCAGGTTTTTACAACTTATCATCCTGATCCAAATTTTCCTGTAGTTGACTCAAGATTTGATCCATGTCAAGCTAATACAGCAACTATATGCTATACTTGTAATCAAGCTAATACAGGATATATATCACAAACTTTAGCTAGTGGAGGACCATGTCCTACAAACTGGAGTACAACTATTCCTACGTGCACGCCTGGAGGACCAACTGGAGGACCACCTTCATCAAGTGGAGGATGTGCCGTTCCTGGTAAAGGATGCTTAATATGTTTTGATGAGGCCTGTTCTAGTGTAGGCGACTTAGAGATAAGTATATCTTTAGGAACAGATCTATATAATATAAATCTGCAGAATGGGAGTCAGAATACTCAAATTTCTACGTGTGCGGGAGTAACTTCAAATCCTTTTATGATTACTGCTGTAGCAGGAGATAATATAACTGTTACAGGATATTGTGGAAGTCCTGTTATTGAAGAAACATGGAATGCATTTACTTCATCTAATGATAAGCCTGATTGGGCTGAACCAGAATGCGGCTCTGTTACAATAAGCTCTAATACAAAAGTATATGCTTTTTATGATGGAACATCTTTAGGAAGCAATGAAGCAGAAGCTGCGTATAAAGCATTAATGGGCTGGTTAACTACTGTTTCGAATTTTACTGTAGATACAGTTCATGGGTCTGCTACTCAGAATGTATTTCATACTGCTGTATCAGGAGAAAGATGGCTAGATTGGGGAACAGCAGTACTTACAGGTAAATTTAATAATTCACAGTTAACTCCCTATCAGCAAATTGGTCTTAATAGTAATGCACCAACTTCATTTACTCACTGTACGGGAGGTTCAGATTGTGCAATATCAAGAAACTCAGGAGCTACTGCTTTTATTTCTTCTGCTTTCGCTTCTCCTCCTAGTAATTCAAAACAGATAGCACAATTAAATTGGGCATATAATACTAATACTGCGACTTCAAATGGGCAGACTTGGAATGTAGATGAATTTTATGATACTGCAGAAGGATCTCTAATTGGGCAACCTATGTGGACTTATAATACTGCTGTTAATAACGGTGTACAAACTTGGAATGGGTTTCCACCGACAGCAGCTCCTACTGACGATGTACTGATAGTAATCTTTGCAGATGAGTCTTTATGGTCGTATCATCTGAATAGTGAAAATGTATTTACAGTAACACCTGATCCTTATACACATAGTAGTGGAGGTAATGATTATTCAGGTATTGATCCTCAACAACCTACTGATCAGTTTAAAGCAGATTATACAAAACATAAAGCAGTACTTGCGGGGCATACAGGAGGGTTTAAATCTTTTTTATATCCTTCTAGACCAGCTAACTTATCTACTGGTGGGGGACATAAGGCATTTCCTCTTCATGCTTTAGCGGTTATTAGTAGTGGAAACAATGTTCCTGCAGATGGTAAATGGCAAGCAAACACTTCTCCTACTAATCTATATGCTACTATAGATAAAATAGAAAGTGAAAATCCTTATTGGACTGCTAATACTCCTACTTGGGGAGGACTTGATCAATATGGGTGGGGAGTTAATGTAGGTGGAGCAACTTTTAATGCAAATACTTTCCAAGCAGATCTAGAAGTCTTTTAGGTGTTGGAAGTGTAAACTGTGATAATACTGATTGTGCTAAACTTTTAGTTTCTCTTACTGATGGGACTCCTATTGCAAATGAAAATGTTACTATTGGAAGCACAGCTCTGCAAACAGATGCATCAGGATTAACTCCTTTTGTCTCAGGATTAGCGGGAGGCGTTACTATTAATGGGTGTTTTACTCATAATTTTACAGGAGATTGTACTCAGTATCTATTTAGATTAGTAAAAGAAACAGCAAGTTATACTCCTTCATTAGAGTGTATATTAGGGTGTACAGATCCGACTGCTATAAATTATAACCCTAGTGCTAACGTTGATGACGGATCATGTGAGTACTGTGTGTGGGGATGTACAGATCCATTTGCTTTAAACTATAATCCTTTAGCTAATTGTGATGATGGTTCTTGTGAAAATGTTACAGATATAATAGAGTGTACATTAACTAATATGGCTAAAGAAATATTAAAACAATGCTTTGAAGAGTGCGGAGATCCAGAAGCGTACCAAGAACTATTAGAAGATTACAGAGAAATGGAGGCAATTCTTGCTCAAATTTATATGTTAATCGAGTGTAATAAAGCAGAAGAACTAATGGCGTTAATGCCTAAGATTCTTAGGTTAATGGAAAAATACCAATGTGATTCTTGTTATAACTTTAATAACAAGCTTACAACAGGTAATGAAACAGTTACGGAAACTTCTGCTACTACGTGTGGCGCAACAGTTTCTGGACCGTGTACAAATAAGCTTCTTGTACCAGCAAAAGATGCTTTACAGATACAGTACACAAAAACTCCTGGATCAGCTGCATATGCGGCAACTACTACAAATACTGTAATAGGAGATTTATCAGGTAAAACTTTAGATGTTACGAGTTATTGTGGTCCTTCTGTTATTGAAAGAACACTAGAGAGTTGTGGTATGCAGACTATACCTAACGATACAAATATATATTGTTTTTATGATGTAACCTCAACATGTAGAAACGACATAGTTGAAATTGTAAATTCAGTTGAATTATGGTATAAGTCTAAAGTTATAGCAGATCCTACTTTTGCAGGAGATGTATATCATATTCCTGTACATGGAGAAAAATGGTTAAGAGTAGGGGAATACCCATATACTCAACAATTTCATTCAGCATCTACTTCATTAGTAAATAGCAGTGCTAATCATTTATCTGGAGGTAATTCTGGTTATTCAACTACATTAACTGTTAATGTATTAGACAGAAGTACTATTGGCGGAGCACATACTATGGTTACTAGACAAATGTATGGACCTAAATCAGGAACTGCATCATATAATGATATAGCTACAGGATCAGGTGCTCTTCCTTATTTAAAACCAGGGGGCTCTTATTCTGATAGAGGTTTAGCATCAGGGGGTACTCCTGATACTAAAGCAGTTGTTTTATGTTTCTTTGATGAAGCAGAAGGAGCTCAAGGAGGAGGGCATTACCACGATAGAGGACATCCAGGCGATTCAGCTTCAGGAGTTCCTCCTACAGGAGTTATAGAAGATTATGGTACTGCGCCTGGCAATAAATGGATAACAGATTATAATTCATTTACAGCTATGCATTCTAATTACTCTTACTTTAAAGGCTTTTTATATCCTGTAGTTCCTGGTATACATGGAGGGTGTGGAACTGTAATAACTACAGGAGATCCTAATACAGGTAAGCTATCTTTCTTATTAAATTCTTTATCTGGTATACACAGTGGAGTGTGGAATACAGCGACTGACGGTCCTGTTCCTATTAATCCTGTTGTTTCAGCTCAAGCTCATCCAGGAAACTCTACCGTAACTGCAGGAACTCTCGGTAACCTAGATGCTATAACATTAGCAGGTAATCCATATGCTGCTCAAGGTTATGATGGTTTAGATCAATATGGATGGAGTATGGATGCTACTGTAGGCCTTGCAGGAACTAATTCAATTGCAGGAGTATTTACAAGTGGTCAATTTAATAATACTCTAGATTCTTTATTATCTGGAGGAAGTACTTGTGATGGTACAGATTGTCTAACAGTTACAATTAAAGATGCAAGTACAGGAGCTGTAATTACAGATACTTATACACAAACTGCAGTTACTGTTAATCCAGGAACACATCAATTATTAGACCCTTCTTCAAATGTAACTTTAACTACTTCAGGAGAATGTACTGAGTATGCAGTAACTATCTTTAAAGATGTTATGGCTACTTATTCAGACTGTGTACTTACTACAGCTATTACGTGTGGGTGTACTTCTGCAGATGGCCCATCGATAGTAATTAATGTAGGAGCTGGAACTAATATAGTAGGAGTTACAGATTCTGGAGAAACAAAATACGGAACAATTACAAATGAAACTACAGGAGTTACAGAAGATATTATATTTGATCCTAATGTAGCAGGTCCTATAACAACAGGATCTATTACACTTGATTCGTCTATAAAGAATACTGCATTATTTGCAGGAACAGAAATGCCTGACGGTAGGTATAAGATTATTCTGAATAATGTAGGTGGAGAAAAAGTAGAACTATGTCATTTAATTTTATGTGATTCTTATTCTAAAGTATTAGATGCTTTCGAAAGATACACGTTAGATATATCCTGTTGCCCTACATGTACAAGTCCTTACGATAAATACCTAGAAGCATATACTTTATATAGAGTGTTAAAAGTAACAGGACTAGATTGTGGATTAGAACCTTGGATAGATAAAAATATTATTAAACTTCAAAAGCTTTGTTCCGCATGCGGGGCAGATGCTGAATGTAATCAAAACTGTTAATTATGAGTGCTAATATATCTCCAGATTGTTGTGAATGTTCTACAGTTTTGATAAAGCTATTTGATTGTGGAAAATGGAATAAAGACCTTCTTAAGAGATGGTTTGATTATTCTGCAGTAGAACATTTATGTACTCCTAAAGCAGAAAAGAATTTGCATATGTTTTCTAAAGCGTTCTGGTTATTAAGAGGACAAAGTAACTTAAGCTATGGACCTCCTACATCTACTAACTTACCTTTTGCATTTCCATACGATGTATGTGGTTATTCATGTGAGTTAATAAGCAGAATAGAAGAGGAATTATCTGAAGGCTGCGAATAGACTAATCTAGTAATATAACTAGGATTGTTAGGAAAAACGCATTAAATTTATTATATTTGTAAGTATGAAAAAGGTGATCTTATTATTATGTATATTAGTATCTATGAACTTAAATGCTCAGGTATTAAAAAAGGCATTTAAGTATTCAACTTTTTATGCAGCTGTAAATGGAGGTAACTCTATATCAGATGTAGATGTATACTCTGTAACAGATGGATTAAATACGTCAACAGTTAAGACGCCTTTTGATTATACGATGTCTTTAGGTATAAGAAAGATTGCTAGATTTGGATATGAGAATAGAGCGAATGCTTTCTATGATGGTACAGAAAGTTCTTACTCAGACGGAGCTACTGTAGGTAAAGTATCAGGGTTAGAGTTTTTAGCTGAAGTAGATTATGTTAGGCAACAAGGAGTTAACTATATAGACCAGCATCACTTTATTAGATATGTTGCAGATAAATGGTTAACTAAAGTTGAGTATTTAAAGAATGGATTCGCAGACGTAAAGTATTTCGAATCTTCTCAACGATATAGATTAAAGGTAAATAACAAGCTATCTTTTAATATAGGTTCAGCTCAAAGGATGTCTGAACCTTATGGTTTTGATCCATTAGCAGAATGGATACTTAGTACGGGAGATATTCACTACACATATCTTGCTATAGAAGAAGGATATAATATAGATGTATTTAATAGTGAGTATAGTAATCCAGATGGCAACGTAGTTGCAACATCTGTTGAAGTCTGGGAAGAAGTTGTTGTACCTAAAGTTCTTTCTGACTATGTAGATAAAAAAAGAAATGAACTTCCTGTAGAGTGGAATTATTCTTTAGTAATAGGATTTGACTATTATCATTATACAAAAAACTTCTGGCTACATACTTGGGGAAACATAATGCCGTATCATTATAATAATGGCAGCGAGTTTTCTTATCATCAATTCAATGGAGGACAATGGAATGATTATTCGGGAGGCTTAATACTCGGATATAAACTAAACAAAACCTTAGGTACGTTTGTAGAAGGTAAATATAATAAGTACTGGAATCGTAAGTGGTACGATTTTAAATTTGGTATTAACTATATAATACTATAAAAAATAAAATTATGAAAAGTAAAATTTGTAAATGGGTAAAAGCTATAACATTTGGTTTAGTTTGTTTTGAGTGGTGTTTAAAACCTGATGTTTGTGATTTAGGTGACAAATGCTGTAAAGCTTAGGGTATGCCTATTACTAATAAACAGATACACGAAGAGTTAAAGGATCTAAAAGATGATGTAAGGTTAATTAAAAAACGTTTGTTAGATCCAGATGATGGAGCTATTGCTAGAGTAAATCAAAATACATCTTTTCGTAAAAGCACTCAAAAAACATTGTGGTCTTTATGGATTGCAATATTAGGTATAATTGGTAAACTTATATTTTGGAATTAAAATGGCAAAAGAATTAAACGAAGAAACAGGCTTTGTATTAAGTATTAAGACCCTAATGGGAATAGCGTTTGCTATTGCTACTGTTGTTGGTATGTGGTTTGCGCTTCAAGCAGATATACAAGAAGCAAGAGAGTTACCAATTCCACCACCGCAAGATGTTACACGTATGGAGTTTGATATGAAAGATAAAAACATACGTTTAACTATTCAGAATACAGCAGATGATGTTGAAGAGCTTAAAGAAGATCTTGACCGCATCGAAGCAAAAATAGATAAACTTAGATAATTAATAATAAAAACCAAATAAAATGGCAACAGTAAAAGCAACACTTACATTAAGCTCAACGGATCTGACTACAGATTCCTTAAGTACAAGTGTAACAACTACACTGACTGGAATAAATACAGGAGGTATTCATATAAAACGTTATATAGGAACAAATGCAGGCAGCTCTCAAGAATTAGGAGAAGAGAATGCATGGGCAGGAACAGTATATGTTTACATGCGTAATGCATCTACTGTAGGTAATATATCAGTATTAATAGGTTCTGGTTCTACTTCTCACATATTATTAGCTCCAGGAGAATGGGCTTTCATTCCATGGAGAGCAGATGATGGTGATGATATAGATATATTCCAAAGTTTAGAATCAACAGTAGGATGTCTTCTAGAATATGGTTTGTACGGAGCGTAATTAATAACAATTAAAAATATAACAAATGGCAACTTTAAAAGCAAAAATTGTAATAGAATCAGGAGATCTAAACTCTGGTTCGTTAGATGCGGTTTACACAAAAGATCTAACCGTAACTAAAGGAGGAATATTATTAACAGAAGTAGATGCAACAGCAGTAGGAGCAGCAACTGTATTATTAGCTGCAGCAGATCATGCATCAGGAACAAAAGTTTATGTAAGAAATAGACATAATACTAATGATTTAAATTTATTATTTCTAACTGGAGGTACACCTGCTCAATCTGAAATCCAATTAAAACCAGGACAGTTTACTTTCTTTCCATGGACTGGAGGTGTAGATATAAGAGCTTGGGCTTCAGGAGCAGATACTCCTGTAGAATACGGAACATTTGTATAATGAAAAATACGTGTCTATTTATACTCTTAATGATGTTACTATCTAGTGCTACATTTAGCCAGATTGTAGTAACACATTTTAATGCAGAATGGAACGATCCTAATAAAGTAAGCTATATAGGTAAGTTAACAGATTGTGATATAGTATATGTAGATATTGCTAAATCTCCTAAATTACAAACTAAGCATGAGATAGTAGTTGTGCCTACAGTTGTAATATTTAAAGATGGAGAAGAAGTTAAAAGGTTTCAAGCAGATATATCATTTGCTATGAAAGCTACAAGAAAAGAAATGCAAGCAGTGATTGATGAACTAATAATGAGTGATTTTTAAAATGAAAAAAGATATTTCAAATATATTATATGTACTTCTAATGGCTATGGTCTTTGGACTATCTTCTGCTTTTGGGCAATGTCCTAATGGCACTTATGTAAATATACTTATAAATCCAGATCAATACCCAGAAGAAACTTCTTGGTCTGTTATTGATTCGTTTGGAGACACTGTAGTTACAGGAGGGCCTTATACTAATATTATAGACTACACTCCACAGCTAACTCAACTTTGTATGGTAAACGGTACATATACATTTGAGATGTATGATCAATACGGAGACGGTATGAATGGTGCTTTATGGGGAGGACAAGATGGTTCTTTTTATGTAATGCATTGTGGAGATACTTTAGTTGAACCAGACTCTTCTAACTTTGGTTTTAGTTCTTACCATGGATTTACATTAAATGATTGTGCGCCACCTCCACCTATATTTGGATGTATGGATAGTTCATATGTAGAATTCTTACCTATAGCTACAGTAGATACAGGTATGTGTTTTACACCTAAAATATTTGGATGCACTGACACAACCGCTTATAATTTTGATCCTATAGCTAATACTGATATATTAATAGATAGCTGCACACATACTTTAACTCTTACTGATTTAGCAGGTAATGGATGGGCTGGAGCTTATTTAGAAGTTAGTCAAGGTAATAACTTTTTAGGATTTTTTACATTAGATAATGGGTTTGATACTACATTTACATTTGAAATTAGTATAGCGGAGCCTATTAGAGTTATATTTAATATCACACAGCAATCACAATTTACTTCTGTACAATGTGGTTATGTCTTTTCTTCAGAAGAGCATATAACTATTAACGCTCCAGGAGGATTTGCTAGCCCGCTAATACCTTTTCAACCAGTATTTGGTATGCCGTATTGCGGTAATGAGTGTATAGAAAGAATATATGGTTGCATTGATACTGCAGCTTTAAACTATGACAGTTTAGCAAATACAAATGACGGCTCTTGTTACTACGTAGAAGGGTGTATGAATCCTCTATATTTAGAATATGATTCTACTGCTGATTTTGATAATGGTTCCTGTAGCACTTTAGTTGTAGTAGGCTGTATGGACAGCACTGCTTTAAATTATAATGCTAATGCAAACGTTGAGTTAACTGGATCGTGTATATCAATTATATATGGCTGTATGAATCCATTAGCTTTTAACTACAGTCCAAACGCTAACGTAGATGATTCAACATGCATTCCGATTATAGATGGATGTATAGATGCAACTATGTATAACTATTGCGATAGCTGCAATACAGACGATGGAAGCTGCGAGCCTTTTGTATATGGGTGTACAGATTCTACAATGTTTAACTTTAATCCCTTAGCAAATGCTGACAACAATTCATGTGTTCCTTACATTTATGGGTGTACGGATCCATCGATGCTTAACTATAATCCGCAATCTAATACAGAAGATTTTAGTTGTATTCCTTTCTTGTATGGTTGTACTGATAGTACTGCCCTTAATTATGATCCACTGGCTAATACTGACAATAATTCGTGTGTGGCTGTGGTTCAAGGTTGTATGGACCAAACAGCCTATAACTATGACCCAACTGCTAATACGCCTGACAGTCTTAGCTGCAATTATGATGCTGGTTGTATCACTGGTCCTGGTAACCCTTATTGGTTAAACAATCCTTGTTACGCATGGGTTATAGATGTAGATAACTATTGCTGCAACACTTCATGGGACACATACTGTCAAGCACAGTATGATTATTGTGCACAGGGATGGCCTGTAGGTTTAGAAGATTTATTAGCTAGAGATTCTGAAATAGCTATCTATCCAAATCCTACAACAAACAAAGTGTATCTTGCTACGTATCTTGACGTATACGTAAAGGTATATAACAGTTTAGGTATGGTTATATATGAAGGATTAAATCTTAAAGAAATAGATTTAACAACGGAGCCTATAGGCTTGTACTATATTTCTATAGAATATAAAGGTTCTATAATAAATAACAAAATAATAAAACAATGAGTATACTAGGTAAGATATTTTCAGGAGGGGCTACTGAGTTAGTAAAAGGCGTAGGAGGTGTTATAGATAACCTACATACATCTAAAGAAGAAAAGCTAGAAGCTGAGTTAAAAATAAAAGAACTTATAGCTACTTATGAGACTAACATGGAAAAAGAAATTTCTTCAAGGTGGTCAGCAGACATGAAGTCTGATTCATGGTTAAGTAAAAACGTTAGACCATTAGTATTAATATTTTTAGTAATTTCTACAGTACTACTAATATTTATTGATGCTGGTGTAATAGACTTTGTAGTAGAAGCTAAATGGACAGACTTACTACAATTAGTATTAATAACTGTGATCGGTGCTTATTTTGGCGGTAGATCACTAGA